GGAGCGGGTTTGCAACGTGACAGACGATCAAGCGCGAAAGGAACTGTCATCGCCAGCGGTCCAGACGGCAGCGGCATTCGGTGCGCCATACGTTCGCCTAGCTGGTGGGCAGCGTATCGTGATCGAGAACGGGGCAATCGTTACCGTGTTGCCGAAGGATCATCGCTCTTGGCGGATGGCTTTAGGGGTTAGGGGCTGATGGCTAATCTCACTCCCAAGCAGGAAGCGTTCTGCCTCGCCTACATCGAAACGGGCAATGCTTCGGAGGCTTACCGGCGCGCTTACGATACCGAGAACATGAAATCCGAGACGATCAATCGGAACGCAAAAGCCCTTCTGGATAACAGCAAGATTGCAACAAGGGTGGCATCGGTCCAACAAATCGCCGCCGAACGTGCCCTAGTTTCCGTTATAAGCCTCACTGAAGAGCTTGAGGAGGCTCGGGCACTCGCACTAGCGGAGGGACAGCCTAGCGCCGCTGTGAGCGCCTCTATGGGCAAAGCAAAACTGCATGGGCTGCTAACCGATAAAATCGACGCAAAGGTGAACGAGCGCCGCACGGTTATTATGAATTTTGGAATCCAAGAAGGGGCGGAAACCGAATAGTGTTTATGCTCACCCGCCCGCAACATGATTTCGTCACCGCCGAGGATCAGTTCCCGGCGATGGTGGCGGGTTTTGGCGCGGGCAAGTCTCATGCAGCAATCACGCGGGCACTTAGGTTCAAGTTTGCCTATCCCGATCTATCAACAGCTTACTATTTGCCTACCTACGATCTGGTAACACGAATGGCGATGCCGCGCTTTGAGGAGATCCTTGAAACGCAAGTAGGCATCCCGTTTCGCATCAACAAAAACGACAGCGTGATCGAGATCGAGGATAACGCCCGCATCATCCTGCGCACAATGGACAATCCGGCGCGAATCGTTGCCTATGAGGTTGCCGATAGTATCCTGGACGAACTCGACACACTGCCCATCGATAAGGCGCGGGAAGTCTGGAACAAGGCGATTGCGCGAAACCGGCAAAAGAAACCGGATGGCAAGATCAACACGGTCGGTGTTGCGACTACGCCGGAAGGCTTTCGGTTCGTCTATGATCGCTGGCACAAGAATCCTGCGCCCGGTTATCGCCTAATCCGCGCCACAACGATGAGCAACGCAGCAAACCTGCCAGCGGGCTATATTGACAGTTTGCGCGCATCCTACCCGCCAAACCTGCTTGCTGCCTATCTCGACGGTGAATTCGTCAACCTCACGACCGGCAGCGTTTATGCGGAATTCGACCGCGCCTTGAACGGCTGCAACACGACTGTCCAGATCAGCGAACCGCTGCATATCGGCATGGACTTTAACGTAGGGCAGATGGCCGCGACTGTTGCTGTGCTGCGTGATGGCAACCCGCACTTCGTTGGTGAGCTGACTGGCCTAATGGACACGCCTGCCATGATTGCGGCCATTCGGCAGCGGTATGAGGGCCACGCGATATTCGTCTATCCTGATGCTTCCGGTGGCGGGCGGCGGTCAAACAACGCCAGCGAGTCCGACATATCCCTGCTTCGTGCTGCGCGGTTCACGGTATTGGCACCGGCAAGTAATCCGCCAGTCAAAGATCGCGTTATGTCGGTCAACCAAATGATACACAGCGACAACGAGCGGCGCTTCAAAGTAAACGCCGACTGTTGCCCCTCACTTGTGGAAGGTCTGGAAAAGCAGGCCTATGATAAAAACGGTGATCCTGATAAGACAGGGGGATTGGATCACGTAAATGATGCTTGCGGATATTTTATTCACTACAAATGGCCTGTGCGTGGTCGCTCCATGCAACGGGTGCAGATAGGAGGCATCTAGATGAATACTCAAACCAAAGGCGTTCGCACGCTCAATCCCACTTACGAGGAACTGTTGCCCAAGTGGGAGCGGTGCAGCGATGTGACGGACGGGCAAGACGCGCTTCATGACGCGAGGGAGAAATACCTGCCGCGCCTGACCGATGAAAGCGACGCGGCCTACAAAGCGCGCCTCAAGCGGTCGAACTTCTTCAACGCCTCCTATCGCACCATCGCGGGCCTTGTCGGCATGGCATTCCGCAAGCCGCCTGTGATCGAGGTTCCCGCTGGCATCGAAGGCTATCTTGACGACATCGATATGGCCGGTTATTCGCTCGACGATCTGGCGAAGGATATGGTCGAGGACTCGCTCGAATACGGCGTGTTCGGGCTTATGGTCGATTATCCCGCTATGCCCGAGAACGTGACGGCACTTTCCAAGGCCAGCGCGGAACAGCTCGGATTGCGCCCGCTCATCCAGTATTACGACTGCGAAAGCATCATCAATTGGCGCTATGCCAGGATCAACAACCGCGAACAGCTAATCCTTGTCGTTCTCAAGGAAGAGGCTTCGATTGCAGAGGATCAATTCAGCCACAAGTGCGAGCCGCGCTATCGGGTGTTGGATCTGGACGATGCCGGAAACTACCGCCAGCGCGTATTCCGCATCAACGACAAGAACGAGGACGAACAGGTTGGCGGTGACATCTACCCGCTGATGAATGGCAACCCGATTGCCGCTATCCCGTTCCGCATCGTTGGCGCGATGGACGAACCGCCGTTGATTGACCTTATCGACGCGAACTTGGCGCATTACCAGATCAACAGCGACTATCGCAACGGTCTGCACTTCACCGCCCTACCTACCCCCGTCATCTTCGGTTACACGCCAGAGAAGGCGGGCGAAAAGCTGTATATCGGTTCAACCTCGGCTTGGGTGTTTCCCGATCCACAGGCTAATGCAAAATTTCTCGAATTCACCGGCCAAGGCTTGTCAGAACTCCGCGAGGCGCTTGGCGAACTCAAGCAGGAGATGGCAGTCCTCGGCGCTCGCATGATTGCCGACGAAAGCCGCCACGTCGAAACCCTCGGCGCGACACAGATCAAGCGGACTGGCGAAAACAGCATCCTCGCCAATATCGTGATCGATGTCAGCAAGGCTATCGAATGGGCGCTTGGCGTATTCACCGAGTGGGCTGGGCAAACGGGTGAATGCAAATACGAGATCAGCCGCGAATTCAATCCCGCTGGTCTGGATTCGCAGCAACTCACAGCGGTCCTTGGGTGGCTCCAGACTGGGAACATGCCTCTCGAAGTTGCTGTTGGGCTTCTCAACCGAGCTGATCTGACCGATTTGGGTATTGAGGAATATCAGGCGAAACTGGACATGCAAGGGCCACCGCGTCCTGCGCCTAACACCTTGCCACCTCCAACTGCAAAGGCCGCATGATGGAAGCCCCGCGCCGCCTCATGGTTTGCGACGACAGCGAAGGCAGGTTGCGGCCCCGCCTTCGCGTGTTGCTCGACGGTGACTCATTGCGTGACGTTATCGCCTATGACTGCGACGCGGGCTGGATTGTGGTGCTGAAACACGACGACAGCGGCAACCGTATGACAGAAGGCGATTGCTTCATCGCAGAGCGGCGGCACGGGAAAGTTACGGCGGTGTTGGTATGACCGAACTCCAACTACAAGATGAAATCCTAAAGCATACCCTGCAAATCCTGCGCCTGTCCGCTGGTGAGGAAGCACGGGCGCTGGAAATCATGCAGGAACTTGAGCGCGAACTGAAAGACCTGCTCGAAACCGGCAACCTAGCCGACGCAACGAAACGCGATATTCAGGCGCTAATCAAGCAGGCTGATGACGCAATCGCGATTGGCTATTCCCGCGTCGGTGCATCGCTCGATACCCACGCGCTTGTCGTTGTGATCGCCCAAAAGACGCAAGAGATCATCCAAGACGTTATCCCCGCGACTGTGAAGCTGCCGACCGATGCGCTCCTGATGCAGCTCGGAAAGGACGTGCTGATAGATGGCGCACCGTCTAGCGCATGGTGGGCCAAGCAGTCGGAAAACCTGCAATTCAAGTTTGCAGCTCAAGTCCGGCAAGGCATCGTCAACAACGAAACCCAAGAGCGAATTGTGCAGCGCATTGTCGGCAAGCGGGGAGAGCCTGGCATCATGGATCGGGCGCGCAGTGACGTGCGGGCCTTGGTGCATTCCAGCGTGATGACGGCGGCAAACCAAGCGCGCCTCGCCACGTTCAAGAAGAATGCGGACATCATCAGCGGCGTGAAGTGGCTGGCGACTCTCGACGGACATACTTGCTTGCGATGCGCCGCGCTCGACGGGCAGGCATGGAACCTAGACGGCGAAAAGCTCACGGGGACGAAGGTGGCATTCCAAGCCCCGCCGATTCACTTTGGAGATCGATGTGTGCTCACACCGCTGCCAAAGTCGTTCGCAGAGATCGGGCTGAATATCCCCGAACCGACTGACAAAGGCCAGCGCGCATCGTCGCTCGGCCCTGTTGCTGGCGACACGACATTCCAAGGCTTCCTCAAGCGCCAATCGCCTGAATTTATCGACAAGGTGCTGGGCAAGGAACGGGCTGCACTTTTCCAAAGCGGCAAAATTACCGTGCGCGATCTGGTTAGCGGGACCGGGCGTGCGCTTACACTCGACCAACTCCGCTTGCACTAGGAGCAAAGACTATGCCTTTCGACCCCACCGATCCAGATACCAAGGCGGCGATTGCGGCTGCTATCGAAGAATCGACCGCTGGCCTGAAAACCAAAGTCGAAGAACTGATTGGCGACAACAAAAAGCTAAAGGCCGACCTGCGCTCAACGCAGGAGATCAAGCCGGAAGACCTTACTAAGCTGGAAGCTGAGAACGACAAACTCAAGGGCGATCTGGCGGCAGCGCAAAAGCAGGTTAAGGATCTTGCCAAGACTGCCGAGACAGCGACAAAGCAGCTCGAAGCGGAGCAAGGTGCAGCACGTGGCTATGCGCTGGAAGCCGAGATCACAACGGCAATTGCCGAAGGCGGCGTTGTCCCTGCGCTTGCCCCCGCGTTCAAGGCGCTCATTTCGCAGGGCGCGAAGGCCGAACTCGTTGACGGCAAGTATGTGGTGACGATTGGCGACAAGCCTGCCCGTGATCACATCAAGGAGCTGCTTGTCAGTGACGAAGGTAAACACTTTGTCGCGGCAGCTATCAATGGCGGCGGCGGCGCTCCCGGTGGCAAGACTGGCGGCGAAGGCAGCAAGACTATTGACCGCGCCGCATGGGATGGAATGGACCATCTCGCCCGCGCCTCGTTTGCCAAAGAAGGCGGCAAAGTGATTGACCAAGCGGCCTAAGTTTGCGGCGGTAGGGGCGTTGTATTTTGGAAGTGCAACGCCCCTATTGACATTGGGCGCAATATAGTGAACATTACATGCAATTGAGCGTCTAGGACTCTCAATTTCTCCGGCTAGGCCGGGCACCGCTTCGAGATGGCTAGGCTGTCTGCGGTTTCCCTGATCCCTTGAAACCGGAGTGCCTCTAATGGCGAATACCCTCACCAATCTTGCAGCCGACATTTACAAGGCTGCTGACATCGTAGGCCGCGAACAGGCCGGACTCATTTCATCGGTTACGATCAACGGCGGCGGCGAACGTGCTGCCAAGGGCGACACCGTTCGCAGCGCATTCACTCGCGCGCAGACGGTCAACACGACCTTTGCCCCGGCGATGACCATTCCCGAAGGCACCGACCAGACGGTCGATACCAAGACCATGACGCTGAACAAGTACGCCTCGGTCCAGATTCCTTGGACTGGCGAAGACCAGAAGCACGTCAACAACGGTCAGGGCTTCGAAACCGTTTACGGCGACCAGATCGCGCAGGCTTTCCGCACTATCACCAACAAGATCGAATCCGATCTGTGGGCCGAAGTGCGCAAGAATGCCTCACGCGCTTATGGCACCGCAGGCACCACGCCTTTCGCGTCGAACTTCAACGACCTCGCCCAGCTTGAGAAGATCCTGATCGATAACGGCATGCCGTTTGATGGTCAGGTGTCGGCTGTTTACGGCTCGACCGCCGTTGCCAACCTCAAGTCGCTTTCGTCGCTCCAGAAGGTCAACGAAGCTGGTGGCGACTCGCTGCTGCGTCAAGGCGCTCTTACCGAACTGATGGGCTTCCTCGTCAAGCGTTCGGCTGCGATCACCACTGTCACCGCCGGCACTGGTGCAAGCTACCAGACCAACCTTGTGGCGGGTTATGCCGTTGGCGACACGTCGATTGCTCTCGACACTGGCAGCGGCACGGTTCTCCAGGGCGATGTTGTCACCTTTACGGGCGATACCAACAAGTATGTCGTCAACACGGCGCTGTCGGCTGGTTCACTGGCAATCGGCACGCCCGGCTTGCGCGCAACGCTTGCTGACAACGTAGCTATGGCTGTTAGCTCGGCTTTCACCGCAAACGTTGCGCTGCACAAGTCGGCTGTTGAACTGGCCATCCGCCCGCCTGCCGAACCGAATGGCGGCGACGCGGCTGATGACAAAATGATTGTGGTCGATCCGTGGTCGGGCCTCGCCTTCGAGATCGCATCCTACAAGGGCTACATGAAGCGGATGATTGAAGTCCGCGCCCTTTACGATGTGAAGGCTTGGAAGCCGGACGCAATCGCAATCCACCTCGGCTAACCGCTAGGGGCGGGGGTTTAATAGCCTCCGCCCCAGCACTTGCAGGAACTTGCGGAATGACAATCAAGATGACCCGCGACCCGGAAATCTACCCGGCACCGCATGAGGCAGACGTTCACGCCGATGAAGTCGAAACCTTCGCCGTTGGTGGATGGGTAGCCGCTGCGCAGCCGGAACCTAAGCCGCGTGCAAAGAAGGGCCTAAACCATGCGGATTCTTGAGCTATCAATTAGCGCCCCTCGTGCAGCCGCCGTAACGGTATCGGTAAGCAGCACAAGTGCGCAATCCTCCGCGCTTGCTGCCGGTGATTATGCCTTTATCTGCGATCAGGATTGCAACATCCTTGTTGGCTCAAATCCTACATCCACGACTTCTAGCTGGTTCGTTCCCGCAAAAAGTCCGATCAGAATTGCTGGCATTCAGGCGAATGAAGTAATCGCTATTCGTTCGACGATTAGCGGCACGGCTTGGATTGCGGCTATCTGATGGCCCTTGTCCTTGGCCTTGGACTTGGTTTGCTGGAGCGTGCAATACAGCCTCCATCGTTGTCGCTCGACTTCCTGAGCACGACGACGCTGGACAGTCGCATCACGTTTACGCGCGGCTCTAACGCCACAAGGGTCAA